AATTTAAGGTTGTACGCTAGAGGCGAGCAGTCTATCAAGAAATATAAGGATGAGTTATCTATCAACGGTGATTTGTCCTATCTTAATTTAGATTGGAAGCCTGTTCCAATTATTTCTAAATTTGTGGATATAGTTGTAAATGGTATTGCTGAAAGAATGTATGACGTAAAAGCCTATTCTCAAGATCCGTTCGGCGTAGCTAAAAGAACGGAATACATGGAGAACATAATGAAAGACATGAGGCTAAAACAGTTTAACGCTGCTGTAAAAAAAGAGTTAAACCTTGATGTTAGAAAAAGTCAAATGGATGAGCTTCCAGAAACAACTGAAGAGCTAGAGTTACACATGCAACTATCATACAAGCAATCTATTGAAATTGCTGAAGAACAGGCTTTGAACACTTTATTAGAAGGGAATAGGTATGAGCTGACTAAAAAACGTTTTTACCATGACCTTACGGTCCTTGGTATTGGTGCTGTTAAAACAAACTTTAACACTTCAGAGGGCGTTACCATTGACTATGTTGATCCGGCTAATTTAGTGTATTCATACACGGACTCACCCTACTTTGAAGATATATACTATGTTGGTGAGGTGAAATCAATTCCAGTTAATGAATTAGCAAAACAATTTCCTCACTTGTCAGAAGAAGATCTTGAGGATATAATGAAAAAGAAAACCCACGGAAGATCTAATCAAAATTCTAGATACTCTATTGATCAAGAAGATAATAACACGATTCAAATCGTTTACTTTAATTACAAAACCTACATGAACGAGGTTTACAAGGTTAAGGAAACAGCTACTGGTGGGGATAAAATAATACCAAGAGATGACCAATACAATCCGCCAGAGGAAAAAGAAGGTGGGTACGGTAGAATGCTAAGATCTATAGAATGCCTTTACGAGGGAGCTATGATTCTTGGTACGAATAAACTACTTAAATGGGAAATGGCTAAAAACATGATGAGGCCTAAAAGTGATTACACTAAGGTTAAAATGAACTACTCTATTGTCGCACCTAGAATGTATAATGGAAAAATTGATTCTTTAGTAAAAAGAATTACAGGGTTTGCTGACATGATTCAGCTTACTCATTTAAAACTACAACAAATATTATCAAGAATGGTTCCTGATGGGGTTTATTTAGATGCTGATGGTCTAGCTGAAATAGACTTAGGTAACGGAACAAACTACAATCCACAAGAAGCTTTAAACATGTTTTTTCAAACGGGATCTGTTATTGGTAGAAGCTTTACTTCTGACGGCGATATGAACCCTGGCAAAGTACCTATTCAAGAAATTACATCTGGCTCTGGCGGTAACAAAATGCAGGCGTTGATTGGCACATACAATTATTACTTGCAAATGATAAGGGATGTAACTGGGCTTAACGAGGCTAGAGATGGTAGTACTCCAGATAAAAATGCGCTGGTTGGCGTTCAAAAATTAGCAGCAGCAAATTCAAATACAGCTACAAAACACATATTGCAAGCGGGTTTATTTCTAACTTCTGAAGTTTGTGAGTGTTTATCGCTTAGAGTATCTGATATTATAGAGTATTCTCCAACAAAAGACGCTTTTATTCAAGCTATTGGGGTCCATAACGTATCTGTGTTAGAAGATTTATCAGAACTACACTTGTATGATTTTGGTATATTTATAGATCTTCAACCAGACGAAGAGGAAAGAATGATGTTGGAAAACAATATTCAAATGGCCTTACAGCAACAGGTTATTGAGCTTGCTGACGCTATTGACGTAAGAGATATAAAAAACGTAAAACTAGCTAATCAACTTTTAAAGTTACGTAGAAAGAAAAAACTAGACAAAGACCAGGCTATGCAAGAAAAGAACATGCAAATGCAAAGTCAAATGAATCAACAAGCAGCCCAATCCGCAGCTGAAATGGAAATGCAGAAAAATCAAGCCATAAACGCTAGTACAGCGGAATTAGAACAATTAAAAGCACAGCTAGCTTCTCAGAAGATGATGCAAGAAGTTCAACATAAAAAAGAGCTAATGCAAATGGAGTTTGAAATGAACATGCAGCTCAAAGGGGTTGAGGTTAGTGGTAAGAAGACGGGTGAAAAAGAAAAAGAAGATCGTAAAGATCAAAGAACAAAAATACAAGCAACACAGCAATCAGAAATGATTGAGCAAAGAAATAGTGGTAAACCACCTAAAAACTTTGAGTCATCAGGTAATGATATACTAGGTGGCGGAATTGATTTAGGTATGTTTGACCCTAAGTAAGTTTATTAATTATTATTATATTATATTATGGAAGAAGAAAATGAAAAAGTAGTCGAAGAGATTACTCAGACAAACCAACAAGACGCAGGTGATGAAAATGTGGTCAAAGTTGATGAAAGTAAATTTGAATCTGCTGGAGACGACAGCATAATGAAGGTGGATTTAAGTAAACCCCCAAAACCAAAACAAGATGAAGTTAAAGAAAGTGACGCTGACGACAGCGGAGTGGTTGCAAGCGCTAAGGATGCCGACGCCCCACAAGAACAAGAAGAGGTACAACCGGAAGTTCAAGCACAAGAAACTACAGTATTAGAGGAGATTACCGAAGAGGAAGTTGCTGAGGTAGAAGAGCAAGTTGAAGAAGCTATAGCTGAGGCTAAAGCTACTGGAAAAGATCTACCAGAGAACGTCCAAAAACTAGTGGACTTCATGGGTGAAACAGGTGGGGATATTGCTGATTATGTAAAACTTAACCAAGACTACAGTAAGTTAGATGACGATAGCTTGTTAAAGGAGTTTTATATGCAAACAAAACCACACTTAAACAACGAGGAAATTAACTTTTTAGTGGAAGATACATTTTCTTACGACGAAGATGTAGACGACGATAGAGATATAATAAAGAAAAAAATAGCGCTTAAAGAGCAAGTTGCCAGCGCTAAAAGCCACTTAGACGGGCAAAAGTCTAAATACTATGAAGAAATTAAAGCTGGATCAAAACTCACAACCGAGCAGCAGAAAGCAATAAATTTCTTTAATAGATACAACAAGGAGTCAGAAGTGACTAAAAACGCAGCTAAACAGAATACAGATATTTTTACTCAGAAAACCGAGCAGGTTTTTAATGACAAATTCAAAGGTTTTGAATATAATGTCGGGGATAAAAAATATCGATTTAATGTTAACAATGCTAGTGAGGTTAAAAACACCCAAAGTGATATAAATAATTTTACCAAAAAGTTTTTGGATAAAAATAATACATTATCAGATGCTAAGGGCTATCATAAATCTCTTTACACGGCTATGAACGCCGACGCTGTTGCAAAACACTTTTATGACCAAGGCAAAGCGGATGCTATGAAAAATAGTATTGCTAACGCTAAGAACGTAGATATGAACCCAAGACAAGCTCATGGGAAAATTGAAGCGGGTGGTATTAAGTATAAAGTGCTAGGTGGTGATGCTTCTGGATCAAGGTTTAAAATTAAAAACAATAAATTTAAAAATTAAAAAAACAAAATTATGGCATTAACAGGGGGAACTAATTTGAATAGTGTACCTGCTTCACAAAAGCAAACATTATCTACAAATTATTTAGATCTTTCATCAGCTGACAACGCTGGATGGGGACAACAATATTTACCAGATCTTATGGAAAAAGAAGCTGAAGTTTTCGGACCGAGAACTATTTCAGGATTTCTTTCACAAGTAGGAGCTGAAGAGGCTATGACTGCTGACCAAGTTATTTGGTCTGAGCAATCAAGACTACACTTATCTTACAAAGGAGATATGGATACTGATAATATCGTGACTATACAATCTGACATGGACGGAAACGTTGCTGGTGATGGATTTGTAGTAGCTGATCATGGTATTAGACTTAATGATACTGTATTAATTGCTAACGCTAATGGAGTGTTTAAAGCTATAGTATCTTCAATTACAGGCGCGGCTGTAACAGTAGCACCTTATGATGGTATTGCTATTGCTACTGCTGGAGCAACTGCTGATTTCGGTACAACTATATTAGTTTATGGTTCGGAATTTGCTAAAGGTACTGGTTACAACGCTGCTGCTGTTGCAACTGTGGAGTCAAGAGGCGCTAATGAAGCTGCTTTCAAGACTTTCACTAACAAACCAATCATCATGAAAGATTACTACGAAGTTTCAGGTTCTGATGCTTCTAGAATTGGATGGATTGAAACTTCTAGCGAAGATGGTGGATCAGGTTACATGTGGTATTTAAAAGCTGAGTCTGATACTA